ACCACTCATTCCATCAAATTGAGGCATAGCGATATTCACTCTTTGAACTTGTTGCAAGATGTTTTTACCGTTATCTTTCATGTAGTTCGATTGTAAAAGCGCATTTAACGCTTTAGTACGCATCACTACATTCACAGCTGAACCTCCTGAATTTCCTACGTTACGCAAAAAATCTAATCCATATCCAATGTCTTGAATTGGCAAAGCTGTAACATCATCCCAATATTTAGCACCCGGACCTGTAGAAACATTTACCATTGAAGTTGGTTTTCTTCTGTAGTCAATGTTGTCACCATTCACCAATGAAACAATACCTGTTTGCAATACGTCAGCTTGTTGCTTACGAATTGCACGAATGATTTTGTTTCTGTTTTTTTCAACACCCTTGTAAGCGTTTAACGTGATAATCTGATTGATTGTAGGATTATCAAGAATATTCGCTTGAGCAATGTTTGTCATGTAGATATTATCACGATTAAAATCGTAATCCTCTTTAAAATAAGGAGGTTGATACAAGTTTTCAGTAGCTCTAGTGTACTTGTTTTTATTACCTTCTGTGAAACGAACAACATCAGAAGCAATTAAGTCATTATCTCTTTCAACTTCTACACTTACTAAAAGAGTTGGAGCAGTTTCTTCTGGAAACCATGCTGAAAATCCTGAACGAACAGGAATTACCTCTTCAAATTTACCTACGATTTTCTTAACAATCGTATTACTATGGTTAATTATACTTAATGACATAATTAGTTATTGAATTTAGTACCTTCAGTAACGTTGTTAAGAACGAAACCTTGAGTTGTTAATATATCTCTTAATGCTTTTGAACCTACAATGGTATCTAAAGTAACTCCTATTGGAAGGATTAAGTTGGTTGCATCAATGTCACCATCAATTGCAATATTAGCTGTTAACGTTGTTCCATCAGCCATTGTATTCACACCTTCAATTTTCAAAATACCAATAACATTAGCTAAAGTAGATTGAGTTACAGGAGAAACACCATTCAATGTTCCGCTTGTTCCTTGCTCGATTGTGATTGTTGGAGCAGTACCTGTACCTGTTGCAGCAAGGTCTGTTTTGTTTCCTACAGTAGTAGCAGTAAACAATACATCAGTACCACCATGTAAAACAGCACCTGTATTATAACCTGTCAATGAACCTGAATAAGTACCCGTTACTGTACCTGCTCCTGTTGTTGCACCTGCTAATAAATTAGCGAAAGCGGCAGCCAATTGAGCAATTGTAGTAGCACCTGTAGAAGTATAGGTTAAACCACCTAAAATCATTGTTTGACCAGCAGTTAAAGCTGTTCCAAAACGGACTTGAGCAGTTTCGTATGTTCCTGCATTTCTGTAAACCAAAATACCATCTTGAGCATCTAATGATTCTCCTAGATTGTTTACAAAAGTAGCAGCCATATATCTGTTACCATAGGTAAAGACACTTTGTGCATTGTAATCAACCGTTGATTGATTACGGGTGGCACCCCTTTGATTAGCGTATATATTCATCTCTTAATTGATTAAATTTTAAACTTAAACGCTTTTTCAAGTAAAGCAGCTTCTGCATCAGTAGCATTCTCTACCACCACAGTAGCAGCTTCAGTTACCACATCATTAGCGTTGTCAGCACCTAAAGCATTTACCTTACCTTTAGTAGCAATAGCCACTAAAAAGGCATTTTTTTGAGATTCTAAAATGGCTTTACCACTTTTAATCCCTTCTACTACAGACTTTGAATCTGCTTCATAAAACGCCAACCAAGAATTTACAATCTCTTGTTGGGCGTTGGCTCCTTCAGTTAAGATACTTTGTACCAACTCCGGGTGCGCACTGTTTAATTCTGTTCTTGTCATTTTTGAATTAGAATTTTGATTAATATTAGTATTCTTTTTTATACTTGTTGTTGTTTCTTGTTTTCTAGTTTTAACAAGAACCTTTTTGATAACTTCTTGTTTAGATGCAATCCCATCGATAAATTTCCCTACGGAATCCTTTGCAAAAGCATCATGTCCATTATCATAATCAGTTCCTTTTAATATCGGTCTGAATTTTGCTATTGAATCTAAAAACCTTTCGTTGATAGGGTCTAGCAAATTATTTACAATCAGTTTATAGTTGTTATTATTCAACGCCTCTTCAATATCCTGATTCTTCTTTGTTGACTTGGTGGCATAAAGTCTAATATACTTTTCTCCATCTTCATCCTCTGTATTAGCTGCTCTTCCTTCAAACTGAACCATTGTTCCGCAACTTCCTACATTACTCATTTCGCTTTCGGCACTTATCTCTTCACAAGCACTTAAAATACCATAACACGCACTACAAGCCATCCCTCCTTTTCTAACCAATCCATAAACAGGTTTGGTTTTTCTGATTTCAGTAATAGCATCAGTCATTATTTCGACTGCACTTGTTGAACCACCTCCTGAATTAGCATAAATGATAAAACCTTTGATGTTATCATTCTTTGCAAGGTCAAGCATATTTTCAGAAAGCTGTGTCATTCCGTAGCTTGAAGCACCACCATCAACTGTAATAACCCCATTCAAGTTAACTATTGCTATTCCTTGAATATCCTCGCTTGTAGGCTCAAAATCATCATCGTCGCACTCTACATAATCATCCAAATCGTTATCATCATCATCACATTTAGGACCACTTAAAATAGAGATTGAATTATACTTCTTTTCAGGCAATTCTAAAACTTGTCCGTTTTTTGAATTTGCTAATATCTGAATCATAGCAGGTAAAGACTTCGCATCAACGCTCCAAGCACCTATTCCATAAACCTCTCTTGCTAATCCAAAATTCATACTCATTTTACTTTTGATTTAAAACACAAAAAGTGTTACCCGCTTTACGCAGATAACACTTTTTGTGTATTTTTTCCTAAATTTTGCACCTTTGTCATCACGACAATAGTTTTATAATTCGATACAAATATATAAAAAGATTTTAATAAATTACATTTCTGCAATTATTTTTATTTTTTTGATGTTTTTATCATTAAAATTGTTTTAATGCTTTACACAAAGAAAAAACCCTATTTCTCTGTGTTATCAGGAATAGGGTTTTTAAATAAATAATCATTGTAGATTATTCTTTTGTTGATTCTTATTTTTGTCTTATAGCTCTATTTTCCATTTCATTAATATTTTCTATATAAAAAGCTCTTAATTTTTCAAGACTTTGAATATTATTTACAATACCCGAAACACTTACATAAGTCGTTTCTGCTTTCATTTTACCATCATCTAATCTGTAATGATGTATGTGTTCTGAACCTTCTTGAAATGCTTTAAAACATTTTTCAATTTTAGCATCAATTTGTTCTATCTTTTGGATAAAATATTCTACTGTTCTTGTTTCCATTATAATTCTAATTTTAAGTTTGTTTTGTTACTTGCATTATGCTTTTGTCTATTCTTAAACTCTAAACTAATCCACGTTTTCAAATCTCTACCATGAGCAACTTTATGTTTTGATTTTGTAAACCCATGATGAAAGATAAGTTTTGCTTTTACAAGGTTACTGAATACTGCTCCGAATACTCTTGGCTCTTCTGGAACAACTCCACCTTGTGCAAAGTATGCTTCTTTCAAATCATCCGAACTGAACCACTTGAATTGTGTTTTAACCCATTGTTCAGCAAATGCAAATATCTTATTGAAGTTATGCTTGTTTCCGTACATTACGCTTTCAATAGCCTCTTCCTTTGATTGAATTTCTTTTGATTCCATAGTTACAAATCTTTAAATTGTTTGATTATAAATAGCATGGATACTACTAAAATTGATTCAAAGCACCATAAACATAATCCACTTAAAAAATCAATTGAATTAAATGTTTTACAAATAATATAAGAGTTTCCAATTAAAGAAAAAACTACTAAAATAATACCCGTATATAATAAAAAGTTATCTTCATTCATAGTTATAATTCATTTAAAAGTTTGTTAGCCTTTGTTAATCTTTCAATAAGTTTGATTTTATCATCAATAGGAACAACAAATCTAAACTTTGTCATGCTTGGAAAATCTGAATGACTTGGAATAAATGGTAAATTCCATAAATCTCTTTCGTAGATAAAACGATACTTCCACAAATCATCTTTAATATGCTTTTCAATGTAGTCAGTTTCCTCAACTAATTGTCGCATTTCAATAAGGTTTTCCTCTGTTGGCATAAATGCTATTGCTTCCCCATACTTGGTATTGTGAATAAGACTATTACTTACAATTTGATAGTACTCCATTGGAAATTCTTTTTTAAGTAATTCAATGTCTTGTTTCTGTAAACACTTTGAATACTTATAATGGTTTTCCATTTGGTAGCACTTCAACTCCGAAATACAACCACCATCAACTTTAACTTGGAAATCCTCTGAACCACTATGCCATTCTATCTTTGGATTAATAGTTGTTCTGTCAATTACCAATTCGTATTCTGAACCCAACTGCCAATGAACCCAAACCTCCCAAAGTTTACCCCAACTCATTTCCCATTTAGTAACAGGAAGTGAAATTCCTCTACCCAATTCAAGTTCCATTGCTTTCTGATTGATATAGGTAATGGCTCCTGCTCCGAAGCCATATTTACCTTTACCATCAAGCATAAGAACAGATAATTTACTAGAAGTAAATCTTGCTACTCTATTTGCTTTATTATTCATTACTTCTTAAATTTTTTGATTAAAGTAATAATCACAACCATTAGTAAGTTTCCTCCAACAAATCCACTAACTAATAATATTGCACTATTCATTTTTCAATTTGTTAAGTTGGTAAATTACTTTGTCGTAGTTTGCTTTATCCTTATCATCAATTACTTTTTGAATAAACTCTAAATCTGATTCTTTTTCAATCAATGACTTTTTCTCTTCAAATAATTCAACCAATTTTTCATACTTTGATACATCCTCAAATTCAGCATCAATAGTAGAAAAAACATCTTTCACTTCGTCAACAGTTTGCATCCCTTTCAAAATATCAGGAGCATATAATCTTCCAAAGAAACTTGCTGAACGATATTGAAACATTAACTCTGGCATCGTTTGCCATTTAGAACCTGTTTTAGCTAACCATCCTTCCGATTTAACCATTAACCAAGTAACAGTTGGACCAACTAATTTATTCCCATCCATATCTTCAGTATAGGCTCTACAACCATAATCATCAGACTTTGGAACACCAACAAACTCAAATCTCAATGGCTTAAATCTTCCACATGAATTTATTGAAGCTATAATAAATGTTGAACTCCAACTAGGTTTCCCTTTGATAATATCTAAATTCTGCATTACTTCAAATGGAGAAATTTTCAATCTGTTTGCCATTTCCAAAGCAATCATAGTATTTGGAATATTGTTTTTGTATGCAGCAGGTACTAAATCTGAACTTGCTAAACCTTTTGCAATTCTTTGACCATCCTCAAATGATGATATTGTACTAAATATTGAGGAATCTGTTTTTACTAAATTTGACATCTTACAATTCGTTTAATTTGGTTAGTAATTCTTTTAATAGGTCAGAAACTCTGTTTGAACATTCAACTGAAAACTCTTTGATTTCGGGTTGGTCTGAATCATACATAATAGGAAATCTTGAAAGTTCATCCTTTAAAATACTTTCGTAAAACTCTTTACCATAAGCCAAACGTTTCACTCTTGCTTTGTTTTCGGAATCAGATTTCTTTTTCGCTTGTGATTCTCTTTCTTTTATTGCTTTTTCAACATCTGAAACAAATTTATCAAACCACTCTTTATTTCTTCCTACTAAAACTTCTCTGTTAGCAATAAGTTTTGAACTTCCTTCTAAAAATATAGGATATTCTTTAGTTGAATCATAAGTCAATCCTAATTTTAAAAGTATCTTAACTCTTTCTTGATATAGATTTTCTTTATCAGCAATCTCTTTTTGCTCTTTGGCATCAGCAATAGACTTTTTAGCATCTACTAATATCTGCTCAAATTCTGTGATTGAGGCATGGAATATTTTATCAGTTGGAATACTTATATCTGGAAACTCTTTGCTGAACATAAAATATAAGTTATCAGTAATCCCAAAACCAATCTCAAATAATCTGTTTTTACGAATCTCAAACTGCTCGTCTTTTTGCTTTTTAAGCTCGGCATCACGTTTCTCTTGAACGACATCAGAAATGGTTTTTTTAATGGCTAACAAAACGTTTTCAAACATTGTAGAATCACAACCATAAACATCATCATACGCATAAGTGCTTTCAATATCTTTAGAAACAAATAGCTTATCTACCAATTCAAATCCAACCTCTTTCAAACGATTAACACGAACTTGGAAAATCTCTTGCTTCATAGCCTCGTTTTCTAACCTTTGGTTTTCCCTTGCAGTAATGTCGTTGGTTTTATCCATCAACGTTTTTGCAACACGTTCTTTCACTTGGTCAAGCATCAAATCGTACTCTTCAAAATCATACTCCCCATTCAAACTTTGGTCAACTAATTTAGTAGATGATTTCAAATTTTTAAAAGTCATTTTCTGAATAACATTGTAGCAGTAAGTTTCGATATTTTCAATATCGCTTTTGATTCTGTCAATACGGATTTGCTCTGCTTTTTCAGCCAATTCCTTTTCGTCTTTTTTGCGTTGTTCCTCTGCTTGTAGTTTCGTAGTAGCCTTATCCTCCAAAGTAACGTTAATCTCAATCAAATCTTTCAAATTAGCTTTATCAGTTTTCTTGTAAGATTCAAAAACTGAAATGTTATTTTTCTCAATGTTCTGAATAAGGTATCTCGGCTCTCGAAGTTCAGCACGAATACCATTCAACTCCTTCAATTCATCCGAAGTCAGTTTTTCAATAGCAACCAATTCCTCTAATCGGTCTTGATGCTTCTCTTTCAACTCATGCAAATTCTCTTTGGCTTTTGCATAATCTGATAAAAGCACTAAACTCTTATCACTTGAACCCATAAATTCTTTTACCGCAACCTCTTTCGTTCCGAATACTTCTAATTGTTTTTCCTCTAAAATCATAATGTTTGTTTTTAAATTGTTTTTTAAGATGTTGTAAATTTATAACATTTTATTTAATGCGACAAATTTACAACACTATTTTTTACTTATTTTCGATAAATTTACATCAGAAAGGTAAATCATCGTCCTCTTCCATCTGCTTAATATCTTCGGGAGTAGCTTCATGAGTTTTAGAAACAGGCTCCCAAATTTTACCATTACCTAAATAAACACTTTTAACTTCCTCTCCTGCCTTTTTAGCTTCTATCTGCTCTTTAGATAGACTTACCCTTACCGAGAAGTCATTGTCAAATTTGTCAGGCTCATCGTTATCCCAACTCTCTAAATTCAAATACTTCTTTCCGTTCTCATGGATTAAAATTCTCTCCTTTGGAATATCTGTTAAACAGATGCTGAACGTTCTTCTTTTACCTTGTTTCATCTTTCGATTCTTTATATTCAGTTAATACTACTTTTACAAGATTCTTTCTCGAATCCAACCATCCTTTTAAACATTCTTGACTGTGTTTCATTTTTAATTGATTTTAAGTTAATTTTAATTTTTGAATTATAGCAGCAAGTACGCCTACGCAAATACTATTTCCTGCTTGTTTGTACAATTGTGAATCCGATATTAGCTTTGAGTTTATTGTTCTTTCAATCATATCTTCGTTGAAGTCCATAAGTCTGAAACATTCCGTTGGAGTTAATCGACGTATTCTTTGAGTAATTAAAGCATTTCTTTTTACAGAAGCAATGTATTCATCGCTTGAACCTGCTCTACCAATTGCGTGAGTAATACAACCCGCAATATTTTCATCAACTACTAAATTTTCAAGTTTTTTAAGCTGTTGGTTTGTTAGAAGTCCACTTCTACTGCTTCTTAACGCAGGAGAAAACTCTGTATATTCTCTTACTTGTTCTCCGAAATCATTTGTTAAATCATAAATAACCACATTATCTTTCTGAACCGTAGTCAAAGCATTAGATGTTCCGTTTTCGTTTATCTCTAACATTTGCTCGGTTTCCAATCCGACTTGTCTACTTTTTGGATTCTCTGGATTACGAACTCTAATTGCTCCTATTTTAACAACAGGCTGACCACTTCCATCTTCTCTAGCTCTTGCCGGTATAGTAGGGCAATTATTATCTTCTGTAGGTCGAAAGCCTTTTCCATCTTCGTGAGTGCGCCAAGTACCTATTTTAAAAAATTCTTGGTCTGTTGACATTTTATGTTGATTTGCCATAACACAATTTGCTATATTTTTTTATGTTGGATTTGTAAAAGGTAAACTTCTTGGTGCTTTTTGAAGATAATCAATCATTTTATCGCTCAAAAAATACTTTTCATCAACTTCACTTTCCAAAACATCTTTAAGTCTTTTTTCCAAAGGAAATGGTTTTGGAAATTGAAAATCATTGTCTTCATCATCACGAATACCAATGATGAAAATACGTTCTCGATTTTGTGGAATGCCGTAATGCTTTGCGTTTAAAACTTGAAAGTAAATATGATAAGGCACTGCATCCTCATAAGGAAAAAATGTATGTACTCCGTTTACTGATTTACCACCTAAATAATTTATCCATTCCTGGAATGTTCTACCAAATTCTGCTTTTTTATCATCCTTATCGTGTGAAAGCAATCCCTTTACATTCTCAAAAATAAAGTATCTCGGATTGTTAACTTGAATAAACTCCAAAGAATTAAAGAATAATATCCCTCGTTTATCTTCTTTTCCTAATCGCTTTCCTGCTAAAGAAAATGATTGACAAGGAGGAGAAGTCATATAAACATCTAAACTTTCGCTTGGAATTTCACGCTCGTAAACATTATTTGGAAAATACTTTGGCTTACCATAATTTAACTCAAATGTTTGTCTTGCGTACCTATCCATATCACAGGCAAATAATTCGTCATATTCAATCCCTAATCGAATTAACGCTTGATTAAATGCTCCTACACCGCTGAAATCTGAACCTATTTTAATCATCTGATAATCTATTTAATGAATAACCATTTTCTTTTGCCCATTCAGGGTTTTCCTCTACTAATTTATGACCTTCTCTACTCAATGCAATCCAATGTTTTGTATCTAAAAATAGACTTCCTAAACGCCCTTTTTTATGATGTATGTCAGTAGTAGGCTGCTTGGTAATCGGACAAACTTTATTTTCAGGTTTCCCTAAAAACTCAATCCTCAAAACTGAATACTTTAGGTTTTCTATTTTCCGCTTCTCGCTTACCTTTGGAATCACATATTTTTTGATTGCTTTAGGTTTTGCAACTGAACCTAAACATTTACATTTCGTAAAAGAATTGTATTGTTTAAATTCAGTTTTACAAACCTTACAAACCTTTAGTTTGAATTGTGCCATTACACCGCTTTCAAATGTTTCTCTTCGGTGTTATTCAATCCTGACTTATCCTCTTTTTGGTTGAACAAATCATTATCTCGCTTACCTTGATAAATGAATTTCCAAACTTCAGTAGTCAAATCAGCAACTATTCCTTTGGCATCTAATACAGATTCTGATTCCTCATTTTCAAACTTAATCAATGGACTTGCCAAGCCTACTTTGCCATCTTCACAATCCAAAGAACCCGTAATCTTAATTCCTTTATCCGTTAAAGTGAATCCTGTTACATTACAGCGTAGAATTTCATCGTTGTAACCTCGAATAGCTTCTTTTAGTTTTTCTTCGTTATTTCGATTGTTTTCACGGGCAAAATTCCAACCAGTAAGCAATCCTAAAGATTCTGCAAATACCGATTTTAATTCGTTTAATTTGTTGACCAAATCCTCGTGTGGAATTGAATCACTCTCAACAGATAGTAAATCGTTTGGACTTGTAATGTCAAACCAATCTACTGATAATTGATTTTTTGAATTTAACTTTAAGTGCCTTAACTCAAAGTTTTTTACAGGCAATTTCGTGTTCATTTTTATTTATAATTAATTGTTAATAATTCTTAATGATATTCCACTCGGTTTTTGCATAACATAATAAATACTACTACACGCACCATAACATTCAGATAGTTTTCTATCAATATTCATTTGCACTCTTTCAGGGGTTGTATTTTTAGAAAATTCCCTATCAAATAAATACGGATTATCTTTTACTAAATTTAATTTGTCTTGTTCTCTAATGCAGTCAAATATTTTTGAAACCTTAATGAAATTTTCCCAATATATATGAAAAGCAGATAGACTGCAAGACAATGCCCCTTTTTCAACTTCCTCAAAAGGATTTACAAATGTTTCATTCATAATAATTCTATTTAAAAAATAAGTCCATTTCCTTCTGTTCGTTTTTTACCCTACCATATATTCTAAAAGTCAAAACATTTTCTCCAAAATTAAAGTAATCCAAGTTCATATCAAAACCATATTTAGTGCTATCATCGTATATAGCGTTCAAAGTAATAATTTCATTCTTTCTTTTTTTAGAATTTTCTACTTGTTTTGGTGTTGGTGTTTTTAAAATGTCGTGCATCAATTTTCTCCAAAAAAATGCTCTACCATCTAAATCAATATCTTTTGATGCTGAAACCTCAATCTCTACATTAATCTTTTCCATTGGAGGAAGATACTTTATTTTATCTCTTAAAAAGATTTTACAACTTTGAATTATCTTAGTTGTAATGTGATAAGACAAAGTATTATTTACAAAAAGATTTGAAGTTAAATAATACTTCGTGAAAACATCTTCTCCTTTCAACTTACTTTCTTTAGAGTTTTTAATTTGATAATAGGTAGGAGCGTTTTCAATAACAATCTCTTTTATCAAAATCAAATTAGACTTTTTAACCTTTCTTGAAAATCTCAAAACTTGGTCTTTTTGACAATCAGTTAATTTTGAAATTACATCGTTTAATTCGTTATTCATAACACTATCTCTTTATAGTTAATTTTGCTTTCTAATATAATCTCTCGCCTCTTATGAATGAAACGATAAACGTCAATCATGTTTTGTATCGTGTAAAATGGCAGAAACCCTATTGATACCTTTGGATTAATATTCAAAACCTTAATAGCGTAATCAAATTGCCTACATTTTATATTAAGCATTTCTGAAATATCCCTTCTTGTAAAGTATTTATTCATTACATTTTGCTTGTTAAATCATTCCAATAGTACAACTGCGTTTTATCCAATGCCTCTTGAATATCATCATGCATAATCTCCTTCGCAAAGGTTTTTAACTTACCATGAATTGAAACTTGAATCTTCCATTTTTTAGTTCCTAAAACCGATATAGGATAGATCTTGATTTCATTTTGGAGAAGCAACTTGAATTGATCCGCTGTCAACTTATTTTGAAATGAACTCGATTTCTTTTTTGAGGACATCTATTTCTTTGTTTTTATTTATCTCCAACTGCTCTTTCTCCATCTTTAAAATCCTTATTTCAGTTTCTAACTTTCCGATTTTAGATTCATTTACACTATATTTTGAAACAGCAGTCTTACAAATTGTTTCTATGTTTTGGCAGTATGCCATTACTCTCCAAATTGACATTAGCAAATCAGTAAGCTCTTTTTTACGCTTGGCATCTAACTTCGGATTCAAAATCCATTCAGAAAGCGAATTGGAAACAATTGTCAAATCCTCTAAATTCTTATCTTGAGCTAACCATTGTGCAGTATCAGCATAATCAAAACGCTCTCTTACTTTTTTAGCCATTTCTAAAACAGCCTTCACTTGGAATCGTTCTATCTTATCTGCTTCCTCTCTTTGTTTGTTTAGACTTTCCATGTGTTAGAATAACTTAATTATGAATAATCCCGTTATTGCCCCACAACCTGCTCCTAAAGCATAAATAAGTTTTTGGTTTAAATCAGATAAAGCAATTTTTGAAACATTAAACGCCCATAATAAACTGATTCCAAATGATGCTATGAATATTCCAATCCAATTCAAATGACTAATAAAATAGGTATTTATAGCAACCAATCCTATTTGAAAAAATGATGTTAAAAATGTTTTCATATTAAAATAACTTTTGTTGTGATACATGATTTTTAATGCGTTCTACTGCTTTGTCGTAATATTCTTTGTCAAGTTCGCAACAAGTCAATTCAAATCCGTAATCGTGTGAAGCAATAGCTATTGAGCCACTGCCTAAGTGCGTATCGAGTATTTTGTCGCCTTGTTTAGCGTATTTGTCTAAAAGCCATTTGTACAATTGTACAGGTTTTTGAGTTGGGTGTATTCTTGTTTCTTTGTTTTTCATATCGTGTTGTATCATCCCGTGCCAAGCTATTTTAACCGATTTTATACTATTTAGCAAAGAACAATAAGCAAGTTCGCCATCGCTGTAAGTTGGCATCGTTACACATTTGTCCCAATAAATCCTTCCGCCAGCTAAAAAGTCAAATGGATAGTAATTTACACCCCAAATAATTTGCTCTTTTGAAACTCTAAAAAGCTCAATAAAGTATTCTTTGGTTGGCACATCGGCATCCCATTTTTGCTCACCGTACTTTTTAGAGTTGGAAGCACTTTTTTTACTTTGCTTTTTATCGGTGCTGTTTTTTACATCAGCATTTATTCCGTATGGCGGGTCAACTATTGCCAAATCAAAATAATTATCAGGATAGCGTTTCATAAGCTCCATGTTATCCTCGTTTGTAATTGTAATTTTATCTGTTATTTTCATATTTTAAAATGGAATATCATCATCGCCATCATCAATATCATCTGACATTGATATACCAATAGGCTTGACATAATTTTTACTTGCAAATGTTTGAACTCCGTTGTTTTCCCAATAGAATTTATTGAGTTTAAAATCAAAAAATAGTTCGCATTGACCTTGCTTGGCAACCGTTTTAGGCTTTGCTTTGGTAACTATAAATTGTACTTTGTTAGCTTGTCCTTCAGGTCGATGTACCGTTATCATAGTCTTTCCGTTATTCCACCATTCTGAACCTCCTTTTAAATCATCAGGTCTTGGTGGTTTACGATTTCCATCTTTATCTTTTTCAGTACCTGACTTCGGGTGTATAATCGTAGCGAAATGCATCTTGTGTTTTTCTGACATTGCATTACGATAACTCAAAACATCTTCAAGATACTTATCATCCCTTGCAAAGCCTTCTCCATTTAACCCAATACCATGTTGCATATCTTTCCAACTATCAATAGTTGCGGTTTGATAACCACTTTCTTTTTTATCTAATGATTCCTTATTCATTTGCGCTGCCATATTCCAAAATTCATAAGGAGTTAGCTTTGCGGACAAATCTTCTTTATGCAATATCTTAAAGTTTTCCAATACCCAATCTAATTCATTAGTAGCCTCTATTTCACTAATGTAATTTGAGTTAACAAATCTTTTATCAAATGTTTTTCCTGTTATCTTATGAATGATAATTGCTAAAATTTCGTTCTTATCTCCGACATCAGGAACATATAAAATATGCCTCCAACCATAAAACAAAGTAGTATTTAACAAAAACTCAATCCATAATTCTGATTTTCCACTTTGAGGAAACCCCGTAACATCTGTTACTCCTGGCAAACTTATAGTAAAGTATTCATGCAGTATTGGAAATCCAAGATATTTTCCCCGAATAGAACCTTGCTCACGATATTTTATGAAATCCTCATAGCAATCGTTTCTTTCTAATATCTTAAATCCTTGTTTCATTCTTAATGGTTTGTATGTCCTAAATTAACTTTTTTCTCGGTAAACGATTTCAGCATTTTCAACTCTTGCTTTTCTTTGGCTTCACGCATCCATTTTCGCAATGTTAAAATCCAACCTACATCACTTGACTTTTTGTTTTTGCTTACTGACCACGCAAGGCAATCATCGATGTATCGATTTAAATCTACTCCTGCATATTGAGTTACGAATGATTTGTCTTTGGCTAATTCTAGCTTTAAAGTTTCATAATCACTCCACTTGCTTTCAGAGAATAGTATCTGCTTGTTTTCCTTCGGTGGTAATGCTTTCTTTGGAAATAATGTCAAGTCCTTATCACGGTAACTTAATAACTTTGAAACCGCTTCTGACTTACTTATTTCATGTTTCAAAAGTTGGTCGATTGTTTGTTTTATTTTCTGCTCCATAGTTTCTATTCTTTACCGATTAAATCGTAAATCTCGCAATTCAATAAATCTTTTAGCTTTTTTAGCTTTTGGATTATCGGAACATCTAATTGACAATACAACTCAAAATTGTCAATCTGATTCTGCTTATTTTTAAACTTGAAGATTACCTCCGAATGCTTTTGAAACTGACTTGAATTATCAAGTTGAGATATTGCAGGAGTAGAAATACCTAATTCCTTTGCCACACTTCCCAAAGTCTTTTTTCGCAACTTTGGGTTCTTTCTATTCCATTCTGAAATAGCTTCTTTTATTGTTGATTTGTACATTGCTTGTGTTCTTTTAATAGTTCTAAAAATTCTGCTTCGGTTACTGTTTCGCAAAAAGTACTTACATCATCAATCATCCATGCAGAAAATCCATAACCCATACCTTTTCTAAAATAATCACCTTTTTTAAATTTATTCTCATTAGTTTCCAAATTATGTTCTTTTACTAAGTTTAATAATTTGATGTAATGATTTTTATTTTTCAATTCTACTTGTACGTTGTAAATTGTTTTTTTCATTTTAACATTCTATTATATAATTTATAATATCAATCGCTTGTATTAAAAACAAAACAATACACATTGCTGAATATAACCAATGTCTATATCCCCAATGCCAAGTTGGGTTATCGTGATAATCCCCACCATAAAGATGATGTGGAATATTGCAAAAATTATCTCCAAAAAATGAGTGTAAATAATCCCCAATAAATGTTGAAAATATTGCAACTATAAAAAGTAATATAACTTTTAACGATATTATTTGTGATTTTTTCATTATGATTTTCATTTTATTTATTTTTCTAGTTATACAAAGGATTTTCTTTTCTAATTTCTTCAACATCGCTTTTAAAGCGTTTTACGACATCTTTTGGAATGATGCCATCCGATTTAATCCAACGCACATAAACGTCGTTTAAACTAACCTCTTTGTCCGTTTTGAACACTACTCCCACTTGTTTTTGTCGAATATCCATAATACTATTACAGTTACACTAATTAATACATAAAAAGCCAAAATAACCCCTAGTCCGATTAACACGTTTTCTAATGCTTCCATACTAATTTTTTCTAGGTGCGATTAACGTCATTGTTTTACCATCTTCGCTCATAACGTAGCGATGTCCTTTCTTAATCTTTTCAGCTTCTTGCTCTTTGGCAATTTCTAAAATCTCTTTAGCGGTTTTCTTTGCTAATTTGCGTTCCTCGAAGATTGTTAATTCTTGAACATCCTTTCTTTTTTTGTTGCGTTCTTTAGCCATAATATGTAGTTGTTTGGTCAATGGTTTTATCAAATTGTTTGTCATTTACATCAGTCATTAACGGAGGCATATTTACCATTAATGGTTTTGATACAAAATGCTTTCTTGGTGTGGTAGCAATCTTAATCAATCGATTGTTATTGCTTTGCTGAAAGAATTGGCTACTTGTCATATTCTTGAAGTTTTTGAAGCATTGCATTGGAAACATTAAAACAATCAATAGCAAGAGTTTTTGGGTTAACGGGTTTTTCACTTGCTAAATCCCATTCTAATATTTGTTTTAAAGCAGTATTAGCAAACATAACTCTATACTCTTTCTCTTTTGATTTTTCAGAATCCGCTTTCTCTACAAACACCTTATCGGTATCTAACAATCTTTCATCAACTTGAATTGAGTTTTTAACTGATAAATCTGAATTTACAGTATCCCTAATTCCACGAAATACTAAATATTCGTCAAAGCAATCAACTTTTATTTTACCTTGACCTTCAACAAATAGATAAGGAAACGCCTCAACTATCAACTTTTCAGAATACGAATTATTCTCTTTTAACTTTTGTAGTAAATCAATACTAATTTCAACTTTTGCCATTGTATTCTTATTTTAAGGTTATTTTAATGTTTTTCTCTTCTAAAAACCACTTCGGAGCAGTAATGAAATAACGCTTGGCGTCTATTTCCCTACCGAAGTAATCACGTTTGTATTCCTCTTCCTCTAGCGTACATAATAATTTTGGAAACCAAACTAAATCCGTTCCTGCCATAGCATTTCCATTATCATCATACTTCAAATCAGTTAAAGCACCAATGCTTTTTTCAGATTCTCTCACTCCCGACACTTGTATTTTTATCATTTCGTTAACCATATACTTAACTTTTATTTCAGCAAATCTATAACTTTTTTTTAATATACCAAATAATATTTGAATTATTTTTTAAACACAAAAAAAGCAACCCTTGTACATAGAGTTGCTTTTGTTATTAGCAGTTTTGGATTTCTAGCTAACCAATATAAGAGTTAGACAGATGCACTTCATTTAATCCGAGAGGTGTTCTAACTACGATTGTTGCAAATATAATAAAAAAAAGCGTACCATTTCTGATACGCTCCCTAACTAGAAACTCAAACAAACTTTTATTTTATCAGAATCATTTTTAGAATTACTGCTAATGCTCCGAATGTTCCAATCTTCCAAATATTTTTTTTCAACCTTTCGCTTTTGAATTGCTTTTGGCTATCTGCTACTTGTTGCTTTTGTGCATCAATCACAATATCTTTTTGACCTAAAGCCATGTTTGCGTTGTTATATTGCTTTGTTGTCATGTGCCAAAGGCTATCTTTTACCACTACTTCTTTGGTGGTATTTTCAAGTATTTGTTTTGTCGTATTCAATTCTGAAAATGTGGCATCACAATTGTATAATTCAGTAATATTGAGTTTCGCAATCGTATCGCTTATTTCCGTTCCATTTGCGGTTGTTTTTACTTCCGTAGGTAAATTATATCGCTTGTCGTAAAATAATGCAATATCGGCTTTAGAAAACGTTTTTACTTTATCAGTTTTAGTTTTCGTGATAACTTTTAAATCAGCAATCTTTTTTTGCAATCCTAAATTATCAGCATCTAATTTGTTGTTCTCAATCCTCAATAACTCTTTTTGATTTTCGATGTAAGCATTTTGCTTTGCCAATTCATTTACTTTGTTGTTGGCATTTTCTATTTTCTGCTTACTTAAATCATCTGCTAATACAGGTTGTCTATGACATTGAAACATCAATAATGCAAGTAGTATCAGTATTAATACAAAAGTCCAATTTGACTTTAACCATTCAATCGTTTTGTTTGTTTCCATTTTTTCTGTGTTTAAATTATTTTTCCTCAAATACACGTATATTCCATCCTTTGTAGTACTTCCATTGCGAAGGATTCCTTTTGCAAATTGTATAGTACTTAAAAAGCCTATCATATTTGTAGGCTTTAATAAATGTCTGTGTTGATAAAGTATGTTGTTTATGGTAGTAGTTTCTATAAAATGCTAAACTATCTACTTTCTGACTAAAGCATATTCCCGACATCAAGAATATGATAATGATTACAAGTTTTTTCATAATAATTCTAATGTTTGTTTTGTTGTTGTTTGAATTTTGCTACCAAAGAAATTACTCTTGATGGTATAGCTTTGTCTTTCGTGAATGAATAACTCTGGAATACCAATTACATTTACTCCTATCCAAAAGTATATTTTGATTAATTTTTTCATGTTACAAGTTGTTTAAATCGTTAATTAATGTATCATCTAATTTCCCATTCTCTGCTAATCCTAGAATGTTTTGCGCTCTTTTAATTGCAGGAATTGTGCCTTCATTTACTCCGCTATCAATCAATAAATCTACTATTGATTGGTCATTTATCTCACTCATTCTACCCCAAAACCGTACTTTGTAAAAGTCATTTATCAAAGCAATTAAACTTTGGTTATGTGTCATATTAACAGGAAAGTCAGGCTCTTGAATACAGTTATCAACAATCTTCCATCCTTCCCAATCCTTCCAAAATTTACGAGATATTCCTGCTATGGTTTCACCACCATTATCATCAGGGTCATTTACATATCCTAACGAATGTAATGTAACACCTTCAAAAGCTAATACGGGTTTTATTGCTTGTTCAAAATTTGACATGATTTCTAGTTTTTAAGTTAAAGAAAAAAATAGGGGCGGTAAACCCCTATTCAATTTATGCTTGTGGAGCATCTTCTGTTGGAGCAGGAGCATCCTCTACAGCAGGAGCAATTGGAGCAGGTAAAATACCATCTACTCTATCTTGTAATACTTGAACAGAAGCAATCAAACGATTTGCATCATCTTCTGTCAATTCATTTGCAGCACTAGCAGCTTGGCTATCACTGATTCTTGTTTCTAGGGCATCTAATGATGTTCCCAATGAAGCGATTTTAGCTTCAACGTTGTCTAATAAACTCATGGTTGAATTTGGATTAAAGATTAATTTTAATAGAATTTTAATTCTGTTTATTTTTCGTAACATAGTTATTTGTTTTTTTGGTTATATGAAATTGGATTTTGATTTTGTTGTTTTGGAGAAGCTAAACTAAACAGAAATGCTATAAAAGCAATGACAATGGCACCATAAACATATTTCAAAGAACCAACAATAGGCTTATGTTCTTTCAACATTTTTTCGTGATCCTCAATATCTTTATCAAAAGCAAGTTGTTTTTGCTTAATCTCTTCTATATCCGATAAAATACCTTTCTTGCCATTAAACTCATTTCCCGTAATAGCAACCATGATAGTCTGAATGTTTTTATCAGTATTCAATTGATTATCACGATATACTTTCAAGTGAGCCTCTTGTTTTGTTTGATTTGCTAAAATCTGTGTAAGTTGTGCATTTATATCCATTTCTTCTTTATTTTGCTTTGCCATCGGTGTTTCCATCTTTGTTATTATTATTTGCTACTGCGTTTATACCCATTAATATTGCTATGAATCCTGTTGAAATAGTTAATATTGTCGGCAATAAACTAAAATCATTATGAGCAATCGCCCAAGACATCCATGCCCTTATCGGAGAAACAACACCTACAAATATCATTACAACTGCCATTTCTTTTTTCAATGAATATCCCTCATTTAGATTATTCATTGACTTAATTACATTATCGAAAGGAGCAGAAACCTTCTGCCAAAGTGTACTTGAATTTTCCATAACTATTGCTTATCGTAAAAAGTTCGCCTACTCAAATCAAAATACGGGTTTGCCATTTCATCGGTGCGTAATTCATCGATTAAAATCTCATTGTCTTGCGGAGTGTATTCTATTGATGTTGCTCCTATTTCCTGACCTGTATTTTTGTCAATTATAGTTTTCATATTAGTTAGTTATATTGCATAAGTTAGGCGTAATACTATCGCTAGACGTTCCTAATTGAACCGTAAAAAATAAATACAAAGTGTTAGCGGTGTTATAAGCGGTCGAACCTAATGAACCTCCAATTGTAACAACGTCTGTAGCGGAACTTAATGCAAATGGATAACCGTATAAATTGCCACCATTTAAAGAAAATGAACGTGATAATAAATTCACGTTAGCAGTTGATGTTGGTGCGAAAATTGCAATTTGTGTAGCTCCAGAAAGTGAGTTCGTAGTATTTATTTTCAATCGCATATTGACCGAACTCGTACCACTTGGTTTGTTTGCTCCAAACATAAACTTTAAAATATCGGTTGCGTTAAACGTACCCCCGTTAATAGTAGCAGAAGCTACAATTGTTTCACTAACAGAACCCGTTACCGCAGTTTGTGAAGTTGCAACGAATTTATAGGGAGTGAAATTCAATCCTATATCTGATAGGGTTAATGTTCTATTTGAACTTAAATCATAACCGTTGATTGTTCTAGTTGTAGGAACTGCTGTAAAACCTAAAGATGCTTGCTTTCCGTTTAACTGCGTTTGAATGCTAGATGTTGCATCGTTATATGTATTTTGGTTTTCAGATTGGTATCTTTTTCCTGTACTATCTGATATATCAGCAGTTGTTAATATAACCGCACCCGTTTTGGTGTTAACTGAACTTACACCTGTTACAAGCGCACCAATATTACCTACTATCTTCTGAATAGCTTGCAAAATAGTATCTGAACTACTAACCGCACCAGCACCGCTTGAAAATCCTGTAAGCGTGCTTGCGATTGTACGTGCATTTGTCCACCATTTATTAGTAGGTGTTCCACTTTCTGCTATGTCGTCGGTTACCAAAGTAACATCAGTTGAAAGCGGCTTACTATTTACATTTCGTGTGTTTGGAACAGCTGTAAATCCAAGTGCATTTTGTTTCCCATTAAATGTATTCCAATCAGTTGCAGATAACCATCCATCTACAGAGGTTGTTGCTTGTCCTAAAAGGGTTTTAATCTTTGATGTATTGAAGTACGATACTATTGCACTCCAAACAGGAAATTTAATACTACTTCCACTATCGGAGGTTAATGTTGATTTGTTAGCGGTATCTTCAGGAACGTAATTAATATCATGGCTAATTAAATCCCAATTAGCAGAAGTTTGAGCAGGAGTGTCAACCAAAGCAATAATCAAATCACCACTTGTAACCGCAACCCCTCCCAATGTACCTGCAACTGAACAAATATAGTAATCAGCTTTTTTTATCGCTCCTGCAATTCCACTACCTCCCGTACTTGGAAATAAATTTGCAGAAGCATTATAACTTCCTCTATAATTTGAAAGTCCAATAACTGCATTATTGATAGCATTACTTACCGCTTGCGTTGTTGGATAAAGCGTATTATTCAGGGTAGTTAAATCTGTAGCTTTATTAGCAACATTTTCAGGCGTAAAACCTAAAGCACTTTGCTTACCATTCCAAGTTGCTTTTTCAGCAGTTGAAACACTTTGGTCAATAGAAGCTACTTTGGTTATTTCAGCACTTGTAATTAGCCTTGAACCCGTAGCCAATAACGTAGCTAATCCACTTGCAGCACCATCATAAGCGATTTTTAAAGCATCAGTTAAATCATTTTTTGTTAGTGAATATCCATTTACTTTATCTACTTTGGTTGTAATTAATGATGCCACAGCAGAAGCAAAATCTGATATGGTCGATGATAGTTGTGTACCCGTATGATTTGCTCTGCTTAATAAAGTAGCATCTGAACTATTGGCTGTTGCTCCCGAAGCTATACCTGCTAATTTGGTTTTTTCAGCAGTAGAATAATCCTCTGTTGATAGTTGTTTTCCCGAAACTTTGTCAACTTTATTTGCCAAAGCGGTTACGTTTCCACTATTATCAAAATTAGTAACGGTTGATAATCTAGTTATTTCAGTATCTAAAATAAGTGATTTTCCTGATTCTTTATCAACTTTCCCACTAATATCATTAACATAGCCACTATCATTTGTCAAATCGCTTGTTTTCGTAGGTATCGTTGGCTTATTCAATATTTCAGTATCCCCACTTGTAGCGTTCCAATCAGCATTTACGTTTTTTTCAGCATCTATTGGAGCAAATTCAGTAGGTACATTATCGAGTTTGGTTTTCTCTTCGGTAGTGAAATCTTCGGTTGATAATCCCTTTCCTGCAACTACATCTACCTTAACATCTAAAGCATTTTGTAAATCTTCTTGATTTGTAATATCTCCCGTAATTCCACCCCAAGCACCACCACCCGTTCCATCAGCACCTTTCAAACTTGCCAACCATTCAGCTTGTGTACCACTAAAGCCATTTTTAACCGCTACAACATAAGCACTATCGCCAGGAACGCCCTCATAGATATTCATAGTGATTGGCTCTAATGTTTCCTCAATTGTTATGATTATTGTTTCCATTTTACTGTGATACTACGTTTAAGATTTCCCATTCCAATTTGCAATAGGTTTGAATATTCTGATTTGGCAAAGTGATTTTTATATCCCCAATGTATTTGTATGCACCATAATTCATGTTTCTTGAAGCTAAAGTAATTTGATTTGTATCACTTACAATAGCTGTTCCATCACTTGTTTTGAACTCAAACACAGGATTTATTTGACTATAATTTAACTTGAACTGCACCAAAATAGCAGCATCAGTCAAATCAATAGGCGATACAACCCCATCTACATTTTTGGTTAATATCAATACAAGTCCATCAAAGGTGTTTCCTTTGAATATAGAGGGTATTATCTTTGTTGGAATAGATGTTGTCATAGCTTTTAGTTGTAAACTCGGATTTCTAATGTAGTATTATCTAATACACCATCTATAGTTGCCCCTGAATTTCTTGTGATTATTTGGGCAGATGAAACACCAATAATAGCTGCATAAATTGTTCTTCCATTATTATCAAAACTATTAATTAAAATAGTTGATTTATTATTTATTAAAACATTACTTGAAAATGATATAGTATATATACCAACAGAAGCTCTATTAATATTACAAGTTGCTTCTAATGTATTTTCTAATTCTATTTTAGTAGGTGCGCTCGTACCTGTTTGAGTTAACAATGCTGAATAAACCTTATATGGTCTTTTATCCCAACTTATACAAATCCAATTAGAATCACTACTACTTGGCTCTGAATTAATCCCTGTAGTATTCTGCCAATCTAAACCATTATGCGTAACAATAGCGTTAATTTTATAACGTCGTTTCGCATCCCAAGTATTATTACTATTTACGAGTTTTTGTTGTGTTTTCATTTGGTTTTGAATTTGAATTATTATTCGGTGCCATTGCTTGTTTTGGTAAATTGCTTACCGCTAATTGGTCAGGTGGTATCAATTTATTCTCTTCTTGACTTTTTAAGAAGTTTTCACTCCATTCGCCTGTTCCAAGTTGCTCCGTTGCTTGTTCTCTTGAAATAAGTGGTATCTCCCCATTTACCCCTAACATTTCTCTAATCGCTTTAATCTCTTTTAAGGGGTCGATATGTGGCATATTTTTACCCGTAAATCGACATTGAGTATAACTTTCTGTTACCATCGGATTATCAATATTCTCAATGTAACCTTTAGCAACAATCTTTTTAGTCAATATTTGATGCTCCAACCATAATTTGTAAATAGGAACATAGAATTGATTTGCAAAGTTTTGTCTGTCAATAGAGATAAAGTACCCAAAACTATTTATCGCTGCTCTCGAAGCAGAATAATTGCTATTGAATTGTTGTTTTGCTACTTCGGGAGGAACATTAACACCACTAGACATAGAATCAAATACCGTATCATAAAATTGAGCAAAGTCAGTTTCTATACTGCTCTCAAATGCTTTCAAAGATGAACCTTGTGTCATATTGAAAGTTTGTCCTCCCGTAGTTTGTTGAATTTTAACCGCTAATCCATCGGTCAAAACCCTGTCTTGTCCTTCCTCATAAACTGGTGTTACAGATTCCCCACGTCTTTGTTTTATGATTCTTTCAGTTGGACTTTCCCCCGTAGAAAATTCCTCATGCTCAATAGCGTAAACAATTTTTGCTCCTTGCTCTGCTTTTGTAACCGCTGCCTCAATGTATCTATCTAGCTTGTTAATCTTCTCTAAAGATTGGCTCATTGAAGGGACTGCTCTCAAATGGTCAGGACTTAATTTATCCCCTGAAACTAACCAAGCTAATGTCTTACCCGAATTTTCCCCAACAGCAGCAATACGCTCATAAGTATCAGGACCATCTTTGTGTCGTGTTCTTACATAAAACGCAACTATCTTTCCTGTTGTATCAACCTCAACACCTTGCTGAATGAAATTACCTATTTTAGTAGCATTCTCCCACTGATTATTATCGTAGTTTGGATTTTCAATAAATTCCCCTGAAATAAATTGTACTGTTGGTCCTGAATCATCAAAACGTACTATAAGCAAATTATCCCCTCCTAAAAAAGCACCTTTATCAAAGTCTTGTGCTAATTCGTGAAGAGATTTTTGTTTAAGGTAATCCGCTTGTTTTGAGTTCGCCCAAATAGAGAAACGTTGTTCAACTAGCTTTTGGAAATTAGTGTATTCAGCATCAGTATTATTAATTCCCTCCGAATTTAAAACTACTCTATTTGGCTCGGATTGTAGCTTTAATCCAGAACCTATTTTCCAATAGAAGTATTTAGAAGCTATCGTTTTGAAAGTATCTACTTTGGTATATGCATCGTAGGAGCGTATTCTCAAACGCAAATAGTCAGGAACACCTCTGATAATTGTACCAAGCTCTCCTAAATTCTTTTCTCCATCCCATTTTTTATTTAGGATTGGGTATGTATGTCCATAAACGATGTTGTCCTGATAAGATAAACTTCTTGGTTGCATCGAAGGAAGCGTACTACTTTCTTGCGTTTTTTCAAAAAAACTATATCCAAATATTTTCATGTTGTATTTTATAAATTTCCTCCTGACAATCTAGTAACTCTACTATTGTATCGGTTAATGTAATTCTGTCTTAAACGTTGTAAGCCTTCCATAGAAGATACTAAATCTTCTAATTTTCTGAAATTAGAACGCACCTTCATCTGTCCATCATCCAATTCATATTGCACTAAATGTCCTGATTCTATACTTTTCATCATAGTAGATTCAAGTCCAGAAATCAATAAATCGTAAACAGCAACTTTATCAAGTAATTTGCACTTTTCCTCAAAGTAATGAGAAATAGTCATAAATTCATTATTCATATCAATTCGTTTTAGCGTTAAAACAAATAAAGGAACACCTACCCAAAAGCAAGTGTTCCTTTACCCAAATTTTTGTTCGATGTTCTCACAACATTGAATTTTAATTCTCTACAAATATATATAATTTTTATTTACAAAAAAGCCACTTGAATAAATCAAATGGCTTTCAGCAGAAAAACAAACAAACAAACATGAAAATAAGTGCTACAAATATATCATTAATTTGTTAATAACATAAAAAAATCGATGCATCCCTACACCGATTTTTAATTTTCGCTAGACTATGTTAGCAGGATTAATTTGTTTTTCATTAAAAAAATCTTCAAGCATAGTGTAAGCAATAGCCAACTCCTTAATATAAGTTGGGTCTTTCTTTTTGCACTTGTGTTGCGCTACTTCAATTTGCTTGTGAATGACTTTTATGGCAGTCATGTCATTAAACTTTAACGGATATTTAGTAAAAAACGCTTCCATGACTTATACTTTTACATTGTTAGCAGTTGCAGTTTGACCACTTCCAACCATACTACCAAGATTGACAATGGAATTAGTTTGCTTGTTGATTTGGTCACCCAAGATTTGTAAAGCATTGGCAAATTGATTAGATTGTGTTTGTAATTGCGCTTGGAATTGATTTTGAGTTTGTTGATTAGTGTTTGTAATCGAAATCTCAACTTCTCTATTCTCACGCCCTCTTCTTTCAAGTTCTAACGCATCACGTAATGTTTGAATTTCAGCTTGAGTTAACAATGCTCTTGTTTTATCCCCATCTGAATTGATTGCCATCAACACTTGCGTATTTTGCGCATCTGTTTTTACTGAAAGCGCATTGATAGTACTCTGAATAGCATTTGTACTTTCTAAAGTTGCTATTTTAGCCTCATAAAAGCTAGATAATGCAGTTTTAGTAGCTTCACAAATCGCTCCTTGAATACCTCTAAATTCATTTACAATACCCGCATTTGTTTGAGCAAGTGCGCCCTGTAATTCATTACCTAAAGCCTCTACCGTAGTATTAACTTCAGCAACATCTTTTCGTAATTCAGATACATTTTGTTCTGTTACGGTTGAACCTGAATCTGTGCCGCCACCTAATAAGCCACCATTACCATTTCGGAGTAATGCGCCTAAAATTAAACCTTCAAGGATTCCGCCTCCGCCAAATCCTCCTAATCCTGTACCGCCCATTACGTCGGTAGGTCCTGTCTGAATACCCATCATTATTTTATTTTTAATTGTTAATAATGATACAATATTAAAGAGGATTAAAATCTTACCTGTAATCGTGAAATACTTGCGATATTTGCCTAACAACAAACAAACTACAAAATGATAACAAAACTAAACTCCAAGTTAAGCGATGTATTATTTATCATCGGTAAAAAAGTGAAAGAAGGAAGAGGTAAAAAGAGTTTTACGCAACAAGACTTAGCGTTTTACTCTGAAACAGAACGCTCAACCATTAGTAGGATTGAGCGTTTTAATTATGAGAATATCAGTATAAGGACTTTGCTTAAAATAGCAATTATTCTGGAAATAAATCTACATGAGTTTTTTTAGAATTCAAGAATGTATCCTGCAATAATCCATTTTCCGTAATGGTATTTGTAGTATGGTGTTTTCATTGTTTTGGCTTTCTAGTATTAATCTCAATATCCATCAATTCCGTGTAGAAGTATGATAAGATAAGTGGAATTGCCATATTGTGTTCCTCAATGTAATTTCCATACAATAGAAGATAGTAAAAGAGAATTAAATAAGCTAATCTAACTAATATATCTTTTAAAAGTTTTTTCCACATAGCTTTAATCTTTAGCATTAATATCAAAACCAATTTCTCTTTTCAAAACTCTCAAAGCATTTTTTTTGTTCAATGCTGAAACATAAATGCAATCGGGTTTTTTTGTAATGCTTTTGGGAGCTTTTTTGATTCCTCTTTTTACATCGTGATATTCTAATGTTTTTGAAATATCAAATTCCGCAACCTCAATGGTTTTTAGCTTGTGATTTACCTCAAACATTGTATGCCCTTTCTTTGGGTGTGCTGTTCCCAAAAATACCGTTTTCTTTTCAACTGAAACTTGCCTTACATTTTCAATTTTGTCCGATTCTTTTTTCTTTAATTCCTTCATTTTTTATTTGGTTTTACATTCGACTATTTATTCTTTCGCATAACTCTAACCAAGTTAGATTCTTATTTTTTGGGTCTATTAACCTCAAATCAGCAATAAAAATTTCCCTTGATGCTAACCCATAAACCGCAACGTCAAAGAAGTGGTTATCCTCTCTTTTTTTCTTCCAAGCAAATCCAACTTCTTGTCCATTTTTAACAACAGGGATACGATGTTCCGATTCATAGTGCGAAAAGAAGCTCTTTAGGTTGTATTTACCCTCACTTGGTTGTGGAAAATTCATAAAACCACTAGGCTGACTACCATCAGAACCTTGAATTAAAGCCATATTTGATGCTAATTGCTCTTTAAGTAGATTAACGTCAAGAATGTATAATAAGCCTTTATTTTCCCTAGAATGGCTTATAATTGGACTATTCTTATCTGTTGCTCTTGGCTTTTCAACAGTATCTCCTTTTATACCGACTACAAGCCTATCTTTTATGCCTGTAATGAAATTATAGGCTAATTTAGTGAAATGACCTGTATCTACTAAAGTTATATCAATATCATAGTACAATCCGCTTTCACCCTCTAGTGGCGTGTAGATTATTTCCTTGAATTTATCCCAAACTGAATTTGGCAAACCATAATTGAAAGTCCACATTTGTCTGTCAGATTCCCTTTCTCGGTCTTTTTTGTTTCTCCAACGACTTCTTTTAAATGTTCCAACACTACCATGATTAACAGAATAGGTTTGACCATTAGAAGTATGGACTACTATTTCCCAATCTAACCTAACATCCTCAATGCCATTTACCATATCCATAATACCACCTAAATCGCAACAAAGCGAAATCAATACTATCTTACCATTTCCATCAATATCACAAGTCTTATCAGGTATTTTGCCTATTTCGTAAACCCCGATATTACTCATTAAGCTAGTTGCTCTAGGCGTTGTTCCCCTATCTTCCCATAATTCCCCTAATTGTGTATTTGTAAATACTTTCAATGCATCAATATCAATAGGCTCATTTTTAGGACACGCTTTTAACCATTGTCGTACTAAATCGGACCATGATTCAAATCCAGGAGGATTACATAAAGCATTGAAACTATAACTTCTATAACTTGGCTTTTCTGGAACAGCAGTTGGTACCCATTCACCCGTTAAATTCAAAGCGTATTTGCTTTTGTACTCAATTTTACCACGACATAACTGACATTCGTAGTGTACTGAATTATCAATCAACTTATCGTTTTCGTCGAGCACCCACTTAATCCCTCCAAAGGTACCATCTTCACGTTCTACTCTCCAAAGGATAGGTATATATTGTGAACAACAAGGACATTTCCAATTCCATTTACGTTTATCGCCCATTTCGTAAACCTGCTCAATGTTTGATATTCCCTTTGTTGTTGGAGAGGACATAAATACTAACCTACGAGTATCAGCATAAGATTTTGTCCTTGCTATAACCAAATCAAAAATGCTACCCTCTTTTTTATCAGTCTTGGGAGCATCATCATATTCATCAGCCACAACTACTTCAACCGAGTGAAAACGTAAATTGGTTGGACTATAAGTAGCATTAATCATGGTACCACCCGTATATTCTTTTTTAAAGTCAGTATCTCCCGTTCTCTGATTTGCTTTCTTAACTGAACTTGTTTTGAGTAAGCTGCTTAATCCTGAACTTTCCATTACGGTATCAAACCTACCTCGAATAGTATTCTGTACCATCTTATCTGAACTTGAAAGAAACATTACATTGGCAGGAGATTCCGCAATATGATAAATCATGCAAGGAATAGCCACAGATTGCGTATAACCTGATTGAGAACACTTCATAATAGCAGTAACCTCAACTCCTGAATTTGGCTTCATATTATCCACAACTTCTCTAGTGTAAGGAGAACGATTATAACTGAACAACCCATAGAATTTAGATTCTGAACTCAAAATCAAATTCTTTTCTGCCCATTCACTAGGAGGAAGCGTTTTCATGCTGAAGTTATAAACGTTCTCCTGAATACGCTTTACATTTCGTACTACTATTTCTTTTAGCATTACCTAAAAATTATGTTCCTCTTTACTTTTAGTACACTTGTCTTTACCTCGTTTCAAAAGTCCTTTCTCAAAAGTACAATCACATGATTTTGACTTTCCCAATTCTTCAGAAGCCTTTACCTTAAGCTGACTTTCCAATGCATCTTTTACGTTAAAGTAAAATTTCATGCTCGGAACATTCTTAAAATCAAAAAATCGCTTCAACTGACTTCTATCAATATTTGTGATCTGCTCCAACTTATTCCAATTCAATTCTAATTCTAAACGTATTTTATCTAAACGTTTAATCTCTGTTTGCCAATTTTTCATTTTCAAATTGTTTATTTATAATTTCCCAACTACGTTCCCATCCCTCTAAACTCAATTCTTTATCCTTTCCAGCAAAACTCATAAACTCCAAACACTTATAAATACTCCTTTCATTATTGTAGCACTCATTTATATAGTCTAAATGCTTATCAAAATCTTCATCTGTGTAGCGGTAATTATCTTCCGTACGTCTGTCTTTTAGCTTTTGAAGATATTGGTCGAATGATTGGGGGTTAGGGATTAATTGATGTTTAGGGATTAGTTTATAACGATTACCCCAATTTTCAGGATTAAAAATTCCTTCTATTAAAATATTATTTGGGTTATCAAATCTTTCTGAATATTTTTCTTTCTCAACCTCAAACTCTACCCCACTTTCAATAAGTTCTACTTCTTGGGCGGTTAGTTGTTGGACTTGTTTTAAATTATCGTCGTTGGTTAGGATTACTTTATAATCAACTCCATCACTTATCATTCCAAACTCTCCTTTTTTAGCTACCTCCCCATTAGTAATGTATATCTTTCCGTTTATTTTGTGAGTGTTTTTCATAATCTAATTATCTATAAATAATACCATTTTCATTGCATTTTTCACATCCAGCTCCATCGCAAACGCAATAATATTTAATTTTTGTTACAATTTCAATATCTGAAATATCTTCTATTTGTCCGCAAATCTCAATTGCACTTGCAGAATAAATACATCCATATTCATCAACCCCCTTTAAAGACACTTCTTTTGTATAAATGTCTATTGTTTCAAAATATTCATCTATTTCCCAATCAATACTTATTGATTTAATCTTCCCGTTTATTTTGTGTGTTTGTGTCATAACTCTCGTTTTAAAAATTCGTTGATTTGTTTGATTGTTCGACAAACTTACAACATTTTATTTTAATGTTGCAAATTTATCGAAACTTTTTTTAGGATTTTATTTTCTCTCTCCACGAGAACGGATTTCAGAATACTCTTCAATAAGTTTCTCAATATCAACATCCGACTTTTTTTTAGAATCTTTTACAGTAGTATCTAGTATCTGCTCCAACTCAATCATAATATTATTCAAGTCCTCTTTGCTTCCTCCCAACTGCTGAACCATAACCATAGCTATATTTTTAATTTGAGAATGTATAGATTTGAAAACCGCCTTATAGTTTATGGTCATTACATTTTCAATCATATCCAAAGGCAAAGTATTTCCTGCTTTCTTCTCCAACTCCATCTGCTTCAGTTCAGCATTACGCTCTACCAAAGATAATTCAGCTTCCTTCCTTCTTATTTCCATCTGCAAAAGAGAATCCCTATGTTTTTTCTGTTCCTGTTGTTCTCTTCTTTCTTGAGCAGATAATTTAACCTCAACCTCTTTTTCGACTACTATTTTTTGCTTGGTGTTTTGCGACGGAGCAACCCTAACTGAAGCCTTGATTTTACTAGGTTTCTCCAAAACCACTTTTTTTGAATTTACCCTTGTTTTTGCAGTATTTGAGATATATTTATCGAATACACTTTGGTCTCCACCATTAATCTCCAAAAGATAAGCATAATTTTTAGGATGTTCTGTATTCATTAATTTGTTTTTGTCGCAAATTAAACTACCTCTACTTATCCTATTTCTAATCGTGCTACCTACTATATTTAAAGCTAGTCCAAAATTTTTAATAGTTACTAAAGCCATCTTGTTTTTTGTTTTCTTGTTGCGACAAATGTAATAAATTCAAAATATAAAATGTCGCATTCCCCAAAAAAGGTGACATAGGGAAATCAAAGCGGTGCGCAACCCAT